TCTTCATATAACTCAACTGTGTCGGTTATTTCGTTATTATAGGCTTCAGCTGCACTAACAAATTCAGCCATAAGCTTTTTGTTATTTCTAATAGCCTTACCCAGCTCTCCCGTGCCTTTCAAGGCATCTTGCGCAGCCTTTTGCTGTTGTCCTGAGAGATTTTCTTCCATTTACTTAACGTCTTTTATATCTTTGGGTTGCTAAGGCTCTGAGGAAGCGTGGATCTTTATCCAAAAGAGTGTTAATGCGACTTTCCAGATCCTTAGTAGTGAGTTTAAGATCTTTTGCTAATCTTTGCAATTTTGGATCATACTTTAGAGCTCCACTTAATCCTTGAGCGCGTCTATCAATTATGTTGTAAGCAATTTGCTTTGCAACACCTCCCATCCAACCAACAATATCCTCATTGATACGATGTTCTCGTATCTCCTCACGAATTATACGCCTAATCCATTCACGAATTTGTTTATTAGTCATGTGGTCATGTTTCATATAAATATCACACAAAAGCAAAAGCCAATGTTATGTAAGCCTATCTTCTCTGGGCTTTGTTAACTGCAGCTTGCTCAGCTTCGTTTTGCTTTTTAAGATAATCTCCTAACTTGGTGTAGTAATACCTTCTTTGAAATACGGGCATATTATACAGCTCTGTGTATGTAAACCCCATTTTTCCATAATACATCAGATCAAAGATCTGGTCGTACAGCATGGGCCTGTAATCAGACCCCAGGCCAAAAAAAGTTCACATTGATGGGCATAGCCATCTTTGGTGTCTCATGTCCGCAGTTACCGCATTCGTGGTGGAATGTAGTATCGATGTCCGGAGTAATCGATCTCATATACTCTCTAAGAGCTAAGCTATCACGAGATAACATATTCTCCGAGAGCTTGTGTATTTCTGCTTTGTCAGGATTACCATCAATAGCAACAATCATCTGACGCAAGCGTGTAGTAAGCTCTGGATCAACTCCAGTCATCTTAGATGCTTTTTTAGCTGCTTTTAGGTTTTCGTTGATCTGCTTATCGTCTCCGTGAGTTAAAAACTTTAAAGTTATGACCTTCTTAGTTACAGGTAAAGTAAAATCAAAGGTTGTTTTACCTTTTTCAAATTGAGACCAATCGATTTGCTTCTCTTCAAAGTTAGATAAATCAATATGCTCTGTTTGCTTGGATTGGCATGCTGGACATGTTATCTCTACTGGATAGTCGTTTCCGTACGCCAACACACGAGCTGCAATAAAGATTGCATTCTTATCTATCATTAGTATATCATCAAATTTGACTTTTGTAATGATGAGAGATTGCAGAAGTTTATCGATTACCACTCCTTGCTTAATTAAAGTAGTTGAGCTGAGAATATCCTCCTCCTTAGCTGTCATGTATTTAATCTCAATCTTTCCATCTGCTAATGGATGTCCTTCTGGGTAAAAATATCCTTTAGATGGTAAATCAATAACTTCGGTTGGTCCGTCGTACTTGGTTTGAATATCTGTTATGTAGTCTTGTGTAAATTGTGCCTTTAAATCTTCATTGGACACAATAGGTCTTTTGCTTGGTAGCGAATCGTCGATAACTTTTCCGTTCATAATAATAACTGTTTAATAATAAGTATACGCAAAATAAAAAGTAAAGCCAACATTTCTGCTGGCTTTCTTGTAATATGTTTTGTGTGAGTGTGTATTAGTACTCTAATACGCAATAATCTACTCCCAAAGTTAATTGGATTTCAACTTGAGTTTCTGTTGACCAATCCAAATCACCGAACTGAGCAGTCTTAACATATGCACCTTTAACAACCCAGTTCTCAATTTTATCACCTACTGGACCTAATACAAAGATGTTAAAGTCTTTTTTATAGAAGTCTGCATATCCATCACGACCGGTTACTGATTCGTGTTGAGTACGTACCCATTCCATTACGGCCTGAGCTCCTGATGGAACTACTGGATCGTATAGAGTCATGGTAATGTCTCCCCACTTACATTTTCCTTTTACCTTACGGATAATGTTAATGTGATCTAACACCACCTCACCACATTCAATCTGTGGACGAGATACCTTCTTCATAATGAAGGCTGGAATACCATCCACTTGCAGGATGAAGCGGTTCTGCACCTTAGGCTCGTAAGGTGTGTAGAACATTTTATCGTTTTCTAATAAATTTGCCATTGTGCTTTATTTTCTATAAATATCTCTATTATGCGTTTTCGAATGATGCTCCAGTAGGTAAAATGTTGAAATCTAACACTATAAATTCTGCAGTCTTAGCTGGTTGTAGGTAGATTTGACCATACATCTTGTTCTGATCGATTACATCAGGAGTGTTATTGGTTTCGTCCATTACTACACGGAAAGCATACAATCCTTGACGAGCTTTTACTCTTTCTAAGTAAGGATTAACAATATTCAAGAAACGTTGACGAGTTTCTGTTGTATTGTTCTCAAATACTAAGTAGCGAGTAGAGCTTGCAATGAATTTCTTCAAGGCAATCATCAAGCGACGTACATTGATACGATCTAATGCTGAAGATTTAACTTGTAGTGTCTTCTGACCCCATACACATATTCCTTGACCTGGGAATGTTGCAATTGGATTGATCTTGTTTTCATACAAGCTATCACGTTGAGCAAATGTAAGCTTCAACTCTACGTCTACAGCTTCTGTGATTCCTCCACGATTTAAACCTGCTGGTGCAAACCATTCAAAAGCCACATTGTCGTTGTAAGCGTAAATGTTCGGAAGAACAACACTTGGTGGTACCCACACTGGCTTATTCTTGTCGGTGTCTATGATTTTAACCCATGGCCAGTAAGTTCCAACGTATGAGCTATCAATTCCAGAGTTGTCAATTGCATTAATTGCTGCTCCAATTGTAGAATTTTGTATTACTGGATCTGCAATGTAGAAGGTGTCTCCTCTTGTTTCTGCCACGTCAATTGCTTTATTAACAACGCTTGAGTGATTTGCAATAGTGATACCAGGAGTTACCAAGATATTCATATCGTACTCATCCTGGTTTTCAACAATATTCAAAGCTTTGTTGTACGCTTGGCTTCCTAAAGAGCTTGCGTTTGTACAATCTAGTCCTTGTGTATTTGCAGCTCTGATTGCTGAACCTACTTTCTTGATCACTCCAGGATCGTCTCCATCAAATCCATCTTGGAATGGTACGGTGAACTTCAAGATATTTGAAACATCTAATCCACTAAATGTTGAAGTTGAGATTGCTGCTCCACCAGAGAAGCTTGAATTGGTATCTACACTAGATGCACTTGGGTGAACTGTACAATTATCTAAGTTAAAGATTGCATTTGCACCTACAGTTGCACTTGCTGGAAGTGGCTTTAGGTAGTTTGCGTTGTCTGTTAAGCTAAAGTTCCATCCGTAGTAAGCTTTTTTATTATACTGTCCATTGATAACAACGTCTTTAGTTACGTAGCTTGCTGTTACCATGTTATATGTTCCGTGTTGGAAAGTTTGTTTTGGTGCAGCAAATCCTTTAGGATATAAGGCTAATGAAGTACCACCAGCTTTAACGTCGCTATCTACATCAACACGAACATACTTACTAACATTTGAATAATCGCCATAGATTGTTACAGCATCTCCAGTTGAGTTAACTTGGCGATATCTGTCTCCAATTCTACGAGCAATAAAGTCTACAGAGTTTGGATCAAGTGTTACATTGCTATAAGACTCAAGTACTACTGGACGTTGGTCTGTATCAGCATAATCACGAACCAATACTGTAAAGGTTCCGTAAGTTGTTGCTGTTGGAAGCGATTGGTTGATGATACTAATCTTTACAGATGTGTTTGTATCGGTACCATCTGCAAGTGTGTAGAAGCGGAATAAGTTTGTTGGATTAGCTTGTCCAGAAATAACTTGTGAAGTTACATATGGTGTTACAGCTGGACGATATCCACCTGCTGATCCTGATAGATTCAATAAGTCTGTTGCTGATCCTGAGGTTACTGTGATTGTAGCGCCACTTCCTGTATTTGCTGCTGTTCCTAAGAAGTCTGAGAACCATAAGTACATGTAAGCGTTCTTAGACGTCTTAATGCTAGTACCTAATACTTTGTCTAAGCTAATGTTGCTAGAAGGCACAAGAGATCCACTTAGTGTGTTTGTAGTTGATGCTGCAAATCCAGTACCAGACATGCTTAAGAAGAACGATGCTGTGGCACTTGTAGAACCGTTGAAAGTAATTCCCGATGTGGTTAAATCAACGCCACTTGTAACTCCATTTGTGCTATCGTTTTTAGAGCTTGGCAAAGCAACACCTGCAACGCGGAATCCATGTGCAGATGATGAGTGTATAAAGGTGAGCGCTCCTGGGATCTTGTATCCACCTTCTTGAAGAATACGAACAACTGTCACAGTGCTTGCATTTCGCAAATAACTCTTAACTGCGTATGGTACGTATGTTTCTTCGCTTAGTCCGCCAAATTGTGCAGTAAAGTCATCGAAGCTAGTTACTACTGTTGGTACAAAGGCAGGACCTTTTGAAGTAGGACCTATAATTGCAGCTCCAATGGCTGCAATACCTGCTGGTAAAAATGATAAGTCTTTCTCGTTTGTAAAGACTCCTGGGCTAACTATTTTTTCGGCCATCGTTATATTGGTTGATTAGTTTACATATAAATAGTATAACGTAACCCGAAACCTTATATATACCTATTAAGAAATAGGTGTGAACACACCACTTTCTAAATCAATCTCACCCTTACCGTACTTTTCCTCTAACTGCTTTGCAAGTTGTTTTTCTGATGCATTAATTTCCAAAATTCGCTCAGTGAGCATCTTACGATCCGCTTCTAAAATATCTAATTGATTTTTGGTGTTAATGATTGTAAGTTCAATTTGTACTAAATCCAAACCTATTGTTTGGTAGTTTCCTTGAACTTGTTTGATAGAGTCTAACTCCTCTTGTGTAAATTTAACTTGTTGTGACATAGTAACTGTTTAGTATAAATATACACACTTATCCTAAACTTAGACCCAGTCTTTATATAAAATGCTAACTAGCTGATAAGGTAGTTGTAATAGTGTCAGCGTCAGGTTGTAATACATTATTAATTGTAACATCTCCTCCTACAAAAGCATATATGCCTTGGCTCATACTAACATGAACACACATATCATCTACTTTATCACAAGACTC